CGCAAAATCGTGCAGAAGTACTTCAAGCAGGGCAATCAGCACAACGTGAATGCTGAGCACAGCACCGAGCTTGATGGCGTCTATATGTTTGAATCGTACCTCATCGACAGAGACCGAGGCATCAACCCACCCAAGGGATACGAGGATGCTAAGAATGGCAGCTGGTTCGGATCGTTCAAAGTTGACAACGACAAAGTGTGGGAGAATCGTGAACAATTCACTGGATTCAGCGTTGAGGGCTTGTTTGGCATGAAGCCCACAAACAGCGCCTTAGAGATGGCTCTGGCAGGATTGGCACAAGATTTAGCGGCTTTTTTGCAACATTTACCATCAAGGTATATTTCCAATTAAATCAACACCCATGAACCTAAAAAATGCAATCGACCTGTTGCGTGGTGAGCTGAGGAAGTTCAGCGCCCAGGCACCGCAATCATTCGCTGACTACACACTTGAAGACGGCACCGTTGTGCGCGTGGATGGTGAGCTTGTAGAAGGCACCGAAGTCTACGTCATCGCTGATGAGACAGTTATCCCAGCGCCTGATGGAACGCACACAATCCCTGACGTTGGCACAATCGTGACCGTTAGCGGCAAGATCACTGAGGTGCAGGCAACACCAGCTGCAGAGCCAGTTGCGGAAGTTGAGGTCGAGGCTGAAATCACCCCTGAAGTCGCCACCGAAGTCGTTGAAGAGATCGCTGATGCGTATCCTACGATGACACCGGAAGTTGTCACCGAGATCGTTGCTAAGCACCTGCAAGCGATCATGGATGAGCTCAAGGCAGCGATGACGGAGTTGGGAGATCAGCGCAAGAAGATGGAGGCGATGGCGTCGCACATGACTACGATGGCGGACATCGTCGAGAAAGTCAGCGACCTGCCAACAGCACCAGCAGCGCCAAGCATCCCCGGCATCGTTGAGAACAACAGACGCAGGAAGGAAGAGAACTTCAGCGCCTTGGCTGCTACGATCCAGAATATGAAGAAAACACTTTAACCCTATAAACCCCAAAACAAATGAGCTATTCCTTTGGAAACTTATCAACGTATGTCGACCAGCAGCGACTGCCGTTGATCACCAAGGCCGTCTTCGGAGCGAAGACCGCCAGCCTGCTGTCTAAGCAAGTCGGCATCAAGTCGGCTGCAAACCTTAACTTGATGGACACCGATGCACCGTTCCAGGCTGGGACATCATGCGGATGGAACGCATCAGGAACAACGACGTTCAGCGCTCGCACGTTGACTGTTGGTGCTATCAAAGTACAAGAGGCATTGTGCCCTCGCTCGCTTGAGCAGTACTGGATGCAGACGCAGTTGACGCAAGGCAGCAACTACACTGGCGTTCCTTTCGAACAGGCGTTCTCTGAGCAGAAAGCCGCTAAGATTGCCGCTGCCCTCGAGACTGCAATCTGGCAGGGATCGACAGCGACGTCGAACACCAACATCCAAACCAACAAGTTTGACGGCTTCAACCGCTTGCTTGACCAGGCATCCGGCACTGTTGTATCAGGTAACGTGGCCGCTGTTTCTGGCGCCATCACAGCATCGAATGTGATCGGCATCTTCCAACAGATTTACACCCGCATCCCTGTTGAGATTTTGAATCGTGAGGACTTGGTTGCCTTCTGCGGTTGGGACACTTTCCGCTTGATGATGAACGCATTTATCAACGTAGGATCGGGCACTGGCAACTTCCACTACACGGCTGAAGGTATGCAGACTGGCGAGCAGGTCTTCCCAGGCACAAACCTCAAAGTCGTTGCGGTTAACGGCTTAAACAGCACCAGCAGAATTGTCACATCATATCTTGGCAATATGTTCTACGGAACAGACTTGCTGAGCGATGAGGAGCAGTTCAGCATCTGGCACTCGCGCGACAACGATGAAATTCGTTTCCAAGCGGCGATGAAAGCTGGCGTGCAAATCGCCTATCCTGAGTTTGTTGTTGACTGGAAATTGGCCTAACCATGAGTTGCGGACTAACCACCGGATATGCACTTGGCTGTCGTGACAGCGCGGGTGGCATCAAAGAGGTCCGCATTGCGGTCCTCAACGCAACAGGAAGTGTTGGCACTAACGGAAGTGGGACGGTAACCGGATTCACCGGTTACTCTTCCTCCTTCTATGAATATGACTTAACGAAGGCCACCTCGCAGATGACGGAGACAGCAAATGTTTCCTTAGAGAATGGCACTGTTTTCTACCAGCAGGACGTGCAGTTTATTATAAACAAGCTGCAGGTTGCTGTACGCAACGAGCTACGCTTGCTCGCCCGCAATCGGGTGTTGGCAATCGTCAGAGATCAGAACGACCGCTACTGGCTCTTGGGTGCGTCTAATGGCTGCGATATGTCAGCGGGGACGGCTCAGACCGGCACGGCATTCGGTGACAGGAGCGGCTACGACATCACGCTCACTGGCATGGAAACAGAGCCGATGTTCTTAGTAAGCGGCACTTTGCTCTCGGGCATAACAAGTGCGACGCAGATAAGCGGATCATAAAGGATCAAGTCGTATATTGCAGCGTAGTTGTGTTAGTTGGTTGGAGGCCCTGCGAGAGATCGCGGGGCTTTTTTTTGCCCTAACTTTGTCATATGAAGATATGCATCGTTTACAACGCGCATCCAACAGGCTGCAGCTACTACCGATTGGAAATGCCCAACGCTGTGGTCAGCGACAACTACCCCGAGTTTGACTTCGTCTGCGTCGAGAACATCGCCACCATTACCGATGAAGCGCTGGAATCCGTTGACCTGTTTCTGTTCAACCGGACGTGGGTGCAGGGCAGCATCGACCAGGTCAGGAACGTCTACAAGGCGCTGACCAGTGCCGGAGCGAAAGTGATACTGGATATGGATGATTATTGGTACCTGGGTACCGGGCACATCATGTACAAGCAATACCAGGACCACAAGATGAGCGAAATGATTGCGGAGACAGTGCGTCTTGCTGATCACGTCACCTGCACGACTACCTACTTGGCTGAGTACGTCAAGAAGCTCAACCCCAACATCACGATTCTGCCCAACATCCCATACAACAAGTATCAGCAGTTTGTTCCTGTTCCTGAGATGGAGCCCGATCCTGGCGTCGTCAAGTTCGGGTGGTTCGGTGGCGCGCAGCATGGCGAGGATATTGAGATGCTGTACAACTCGATGGGCAAGCTGGAGGGCGACCACAGCCTTGACGGCAAGTACCGGATCTACCTGGGCGGGTGGAATGATGGCAACCACGTCTACGCTGGTTATGAGCGCATCTTCAGCTACAATGGCAGAAACACGCGCAACTACGGAAGGATTAAGGCGGCTGACATCTACTCGTATGTTGGCGGCTACAACTTCGTCAACGTCACGCTGGCACCATTGCGGGATACGCTGTTTAATGGCCTCAAGAGCGAGTTAAAAGTCGTGGAGGCAGGATGGATGGGCAAGGCGCTGATATGCTCGGAAAAAGAGCCCTACACCGATATTGTGCGACATATGGAGAATGCCTACGTCGTGCCCTACCGCAAGAACGACACCGGGTGGTACAAAGCTATCAAGATGCTGACCAATGAGCCGGAGACGCGGCTGGCGTTGGCGGCGCAGCTGCAGAGGGATGTCATGGAGCGCTTTGACTTGGATGCGACGACGCAGAGGCGGGTGGAGCTCTACCGGGCGCTTGGCCGCAAAAAATGTTAAATCGGGCTTCGAGGTATATTTACAAGAAAGCCCACTGATGCTATACCTGAAGGCGAGCCAAAGCAACACGATAACAGTCACCTGGACGGAGCGTGCCAACAGCGCCACGGTCTACCGGTTAAGGCTGACCAACCTTGCGACGCTTGACGCTACGGACTTCTTCTTGAACGCCGTTGACAACCTGTCATCGTATGAGAGCAGGTACGACAAGTTTGCATTTACGTTGGGCGCGTTGGAGAAAGGGCAGTATCGATACGAGGTCACCGAGAACCCTGCCAGCTACGCTGCTGGCGACTTCGTGCAGGGCGGCTTGTACACCTTCACCGACAGCGGCTATGCCTACATCACATCGCAATCGGATCAGTCTACCAATGCGCCTTGGGGGTGTCAAGGCACGCTGATACCAGAGGGGGCAACACCTGACGCAATCGGGCAGGGCATCATCAACACACCGACAATCGTTGCCAACTGCGCTACCGCTGGCATCGCTGCACGGCTTGCCAATGACTTGGTTCTGGAAGGCTTCAGCGACTGGTTCTTGCCATCGCTGGAGGAATTATTGGGAATGCATACGAACCTCGCCGATGCAGGCTTGGGCAATCTATCAAACCACAGCTACTGGAGTTCAACGCAAGCCACAGACACGCAAGCCTATACAGTGGGCATGAACAACGGCCAAGCCAACTTCCACAACAAGTCGCAGACCAATAGACACACCAGAGCGATGCGCCGCTTTTTGCTGCCCACATCCGCACCGCGTGTGATTGAGACCGGCCTCGCATTCATCGAGCTGGGCACGGAGACATACATTAAACAAAATAACACGATCGACTATGCCGTCTACAACAACTAAAAAGAGCCAGCCTCACCGCTTCTTCGCTTGGCCAGGATTCGCACACAAGGTGCCGATTATGGTCGAGCAACCTGGACTCGACTACATCGGCTACGGCGTTGAGAATGAGTACCCCTACTACCTGCTCAATATGTACCGGCGCAGCTCAAAGCACAACGCCATTGTCAACGGCAAAGTGGGCTACATCATCGGTGGTGGATGGCAAGGCGATGAGCAAGGCACCCTTGAGACCAGGGCTAAGCAAGAGAAATTTATCAGCGACGCCAACGAAGTTGACGACCTGAACGACCTCACGCAGAAGCTGTGCCTCGACTTTGAGCTGTTCAACGGCATGGCCATTGCTGTCACCTGGTCACGATCCGGGCAGATTGCCAGGATGGAGCATGTAGCCTTTGAGCGTGTGCGCGTCGATAAGAAGGAGAAGATGTTCCAAATTGCCAACTGGTACAACGAAGAGATGATCCGCCAGTTCCCTAAGGTCGAGGACATCGAGCGCATTCCTGCCTTCGATCCTGAGAACCGCATCGGCAAGCAGCTGTTCTACTACCGATGCTATTCAGCCGGTGTCAAGTACTACCCACTGCCGGAGTACCTTGGAGGCTTGGCGTGGATTGAGGCCGATGTTGAGATCGCCAACTTCCACAACAACAACCTGCGCAACAATTTCTGGGGAGGCTACCTGATTAACTTCAACAACGGCATCCCCACGCCCGAAGAGCAGGTCGACATTGAGCGTCAGATTAAGCGCAAGTTCAGCGGCACGGATAACGCAGGCCGCTTTGTTGTCACCTTCAACGATGATGCCACCAAGGCACCAACGATGCTGCCATTGACACCGAGCGACATGGATAAGCAGTTTGAGGTGCTGAATAAAACAGTCCAACAGGAGATCTTCATCAGCCACCGGGTGACCAACCCTCAGCTGTTTGGCGTTCGTGTTGAAGGACAGCTCGGAGGACGCAAGGAACTGGTGGAAGCCTTTGAGCTATTCCGCAACACCTACGTTCAGGATCGGATCAAGAGGATTGAGCGGACTATCAACTACCTGGCATCGTTCAACGGCGTTGAAGGCTTGACGCTGATCCCGGTTGAGCCGATCACCGAGCAGCTATCGGAGCAGGCGCTGATGTCAATCATGACACCTGATGAGCTGCGTGAAAAAGCGGGCTTAGAGCCACTGAAAACAGCGGGTGAAGTGATAGAGCCAGGCGAGGGAGATCTCGCCATAGAAGCGACCGCAGAGCCCATAAACGAAGCGATACGCACCTTATCGGGGCGGCAGTATCAGAACTTGATGCGCATCGTCAGACACTATGGCCAGGGCAAGATTAACTTGGAGCAAGCGCGCACGATGTTGGGTGCTGGCTTCGGTTTGAGTGCTGAGCAGGTCGATGCATTCCTGGGCGTGAATGAGCAGGAGTTCAGCGCTGAGGACTATGAGGATGCGACGTGTGATTGGGGCAACGAAGAGTACGAGATCCTGCACCGCGTGGCCTCGACATTTGGCAGCCAGGAGAGCGACTACGTCATCCTGCATAGCCAGCCGCTGCACTTCACTGGTAAGCTGGAAGAGGATATAAGCAACGCCACCAAGCAGGCGTTTGCGGCATTGGATGAAGAAGAGAAAGAGCTGGATGACAAAATCATCAAGTACCGGCGCAGGAACTTAGATGCAACGGTGGAAGAGATGGCGCGGGAGTTTGGTGTCAGCCGTGAACGCATACGCAAGCGGGTGGCATACCTGATGCAGAAGAACCGCTATCCCATCCGCCGGGTGATTGACACCATCCAGAAGGAGACAGCGCCTACGGAGGTGCCGACGCTGGAGATGCGCTATCGCTACGCATGGGCACCTGGATTCAGCAACAGAGATGTCAAGACCAGCAGGGAGTTCTGCACGATCATGATGCAGATGGCGCAGAGCGGCAAGGTCTACACCAGGGATGAGATAAATCAAATATCGCAGATCATGGGATACAGCGTCTGGGCGCGTAGGGGTGGGTGGTATCGCAGACCGGGACCGGCGGACATCCGCACACCGCAATGCCGCCATATCTGGGAGCAGGTCACAGTTATACGCAGAGGAAACAGAATAACAGAAGCGCCATGAGCAAAGCACTATTTATCAGCGAGCAGACGCTGCTCGAGAACAGCATCATCAACGAGAACGTCAGCTACACGCAGATACGGCCGACGCTGATCAAGGTGCAGGAGATGCGCATACAGCCAATCATCGGATCACCGCTGTACAACGAGATCAAGGCGCAGATCATCGCTCAGAGTGTGAGTGCGCTGAACACCACGCTGCTGGAAGATTACATCCAGCCGGCACTCGTTCAGTGGCTGCAATTTGAGC